GAAAATAAATGGCACCAAGAAACAATAGAAAAGGTAAAAACCCGGTCAACACACAGTCATCGTTATTTAAGTCGTTGACTAGACTTTTTTCAGGTCCGATTGTAACATATCGCTCCCAGTCCGGACGTAAGATTAGGAGACAGCATCTTGATAAATACGCTTCAAGATTTAAGACCGCTTCAGGTCAACAGTTTAAAAAGCAAACTTACAATCCGTTAGACACAATTGCTGCTAATGCAATTGCAAATCAACGTAGGTCAGAGAGGTATATAGACTTTGATCAAATGGAATACATGCCAGAGATAGCTTCATCACTTGATATTTATGCTGATGAAATGACTACGTTTTCAGCGCTTCGTCCCATGTTAAGCATTAATTGTTCAAATGAAGAAATCAAAGCCGTGCTTGATTTATTATATCACAATATTTTGAATATTGAATATAATCTTTTTGGTTGGTGTCGTACCATGTGCAAGTATGGCGACTTCATGCTTTATCTGGATATTGATGATAAAATGGGAGTTCAATCTGCAATTGCGCTCCCGCTTTCTGAAGTTGAAAGGCTTGAGGGTTTAGATTCCACTAACCCAAATTACATACAGTATCAGTGGAACTCAGCCGGCATGACCTTTGAAAACTGGCAAGTTGCACATTTCCGTATTCTTGGTAACGATAAATACGTGCCTTATGGCTCTTCTGTTTTGGAACCAGCACGTCGTATCTGGCGACAACTTACCCTTATGGAAGATGCTATGATGGCATACCGTGTCGTTCGTTCATCCGAGCGTCGAGTATTTAAAATTGATGTTGGGGCTATTCCTCCTCAAGATGTAGAAGGATACATGCAAAAAATTGTAACACAGCTTAAGAGACACTCTATTGTTGATAAAGATACAGGCCGCGTAGATCTTAGATATAATCCGCTTTCAATCGAAGAAGATTATTATATTCCTGTGCGACAGGGTTCAGCGACTGATATACAAAATTTAGCCGGTGGCACTAACACCACTGAAATTGATGATATCAAATATTTGAGAGACAAACTTTTTTCAGCCTTAAAGGTTCCTCAGTCATATCTTTCAATGGGCGAGGGCGCAACTGAAGATAAGACCACTTTAGCCCAGAAGGACATCCGCTTTGCACGCACCGTGCAAAGATTACAAAGAACTGTTATACATGAGCTTGAAAAAATTGGTATTATCCATCTTTATACTCTTGGCTTCCGCGGCGATGATCTTATTAATTTTAAACTTGCTTTAAATAATCCGTCTAAGATTGCAGAACTTCAAGAGATTGAACACTGGAAAGCTAAATTTGATATTGCAGGCGCGGCTACTGAGGGATATTTCTCTCGCAGATGGGTTACAGAAAATATCTTTAACATGTCGCATGAAGAATTCGCACGTAATCAACGTGAAATGTATTATGATCGCAAACATGACTCTTCACTTCAATCAGTTGCTGAAGCTCAAGCTGGCGGCGCCGGTCTCGGAGGTGGACTTGAACTTGGGGGCGGTACGAGTCCTGGGGGAGGCCTTGACCTTGGCGCTGGTGCGACAACACCCGGTGGTGCTGATGCAACCCCCGGTGGTCCCGGCGGCGATATTGGTGCGCTTAATCTTGGTGGCGCCGACGCTCCCGCGGCACCTGCTGGCGATGCTGGCCAAGCTCCGGCAGGTGAACAAAGTTCACTCTTGGCAGCACCGCCCGGCTCTCGAAATGCGCCTCGACTGACACCCGGCGCAAGAGGTAAAGTATACAATCCGGTAAAATCAGACTCTCGTCCTAGTGGTGCACGTAGCAGAAATTATGCTAGCATAGCTAGGCCTGAAACTAACACGTATCGAACTAATAATTTAGGGGCTCCAGAACTTAGATCTTTGTCGAGAGGCATTTATGAAGAAGAAGAACCTATTTATTCATTGAACGAGCGGAAAGAAGAACAAAAAATGTTATTGATGAATAAATCTTTAACTAATCTTTTGGAAGATCTTAGCAATAAAGAAAAAATAACGGAGCACGAAGATGAAGGCTAAACACAATAAAAAACGCAATACAGCGTTTGTTTATGAAGCATTAATTAAAGAGGCAACGATTGCTGTTTTAAAAAATAATAACGAAAGAAGTAAAAAAGTAATCGATATTATCAGAGAACACTTCGGTCAAGATACACTATTGACAAGAGATTTAGAATGTTATCGCTCACTGTACCAAGAACAGGCGCTTGATACTAAAGTATGTGAGAAAATTTTAAAAGAGGCTGTTGTTTCTAAAATGTTAATAGATGCAGATGACTTATTTGCTAAACAAACAGAAATAATCAATGTTGTTAATAAAACTTTAAGCCCCTCAGTCTTTAGTAATTTTGTGCCTAATTATAAAGCTTTAGCAACAATTAATAAAATGTTCAATTCTTCATCACCCAAAGAAAAAGTCATTTTAGAAACTAAAATTATTGAAGATATGAGCAAAGCTCCCAATTTAAAAGAAGACAATAAGCCAGTTGATAATATTGTGTATAAAACATTTGTAGGCAAATTCAATGAGAAATATGATGAACAATTGCTTGAAGAACAAAAAGATTTGCTTTCTCACTATATAACTTCGTTTTCTGATAATTCATTGGAACTAAAAATGTTTTTAAATGAAGAAATCGGTAGACTTAAAGACAGTCTTGTTGAAGCTAAAAATATTGAAGATATAAGCTTAGATGATTTGATGGTCGAAAAAACAAATAAAGTATTAAATCTTTTGGATGGCTTTTCTAATGAAACGATTAGTGAAAACGTAATATTGACAGTTCTTAAAACTCAACAACTTGTAAAGGAAATTTACGAAGATGTCAGTGAAGATTAATCTTATACCATCCGACACCCCCCTGCAAATAAAGGTGGGTGCTGCAGCGCGTAAGCCGGTACCCTCTGTCACTCTTGAACTTAATGTTCGGAAAAGTTTAAGTGGTGATCTCATGATTTTTGATCACGCAGATATAGACATTATTATGTCATCTCGAACTAATAAAATTACTGCTTTCCCAAAAGAAACAATGAATGATTTAGTTTACGGTGCGCAAAATAGATTATTTTCTTTTCTTAGAAAAAAAGGAATTGTTATTGCTGAATCAATTCAGGGTGGCTCATACTACGGAGCTATCGAGGCTCAACTGGAAGCACCATATGATGATAAAATTAATGCTGCTAAATTTGCTTTGATTAATATCAGCAAATTCATCGAAGAAGAACGTCCATACTTTGAAAACCTTGAAGCTATGGTATCCGCTACAGACTCCGAATTTATTGATCCTGATAAAGCAGATTCAACTGAACTTGGCGAAGTCCCACAAAAGACACAACAAGGCTCAATTCGTCCTGGCTATGTTAGGGATCCATATTCGTTTTCCTACATGTATACGATATGAGGACACAGATATGTCTGACATGAAATTGATAATGGAGAACTGGCGCACCTTCAGTGAACGCGATAAACTCTTAGAGAACCACGAATATATCACAAAGGTTTTGGGAATAGCCATTCCGCTGAACGAGTCGTACCCATTCTCAGCAAAGCTCTCAGAGCAAATCTTACAAGAACAATTACTCCTTGAAGCTTTTTTTGACGATGCTGTTAATAAAGTAAAACAAGGAGCCATGGCACTCGGTAACAAAGCTCGGGAAGCGATCCAGAATGGCTCTGCATGGGTAAAACAATTTGGAGAAAATGTAGGTAGATTAATGCACTCACTCTGGATTATATTTCGCAACCCCTCCATGGTCGGTGAATATATCAGCACCCTAGATGAGAGAATGAATATTAGACGTCTCGGAGAATTGGACGTATTTGTGGAAAATGTTGCCACTTTATTAGCCCCTACCAAAATGTCTTCTATTGGCGAAAAGATAAAAGAACTGTGGACAAACGTTAAGGACAAATACGAGAGTATGGCCATTAGTTGGAAAAAGGCGTTAGTAGGTTCGACATTAATGGTTATGCTTCAATATATATTGACCAAGGTCCGGACCATCATCTCCACAGTTAATAATCTGATGGACAGCGGAGTAGAAGCCCTCACCGCCGCCGCAAGGGAAAAAATAGCAGGGGAAATAAAAACAAAAGTATTCGAATATTTCGAAGAGAGCTTTGGGAGTATCTTTCAAAAATTGGGAGAATATTCAAGTGGCATTGGCGTGTGGGTTGACTGGATTTCAAAAATAGTCGGCGGCGTAGACTACGTAGCTAAAAATCTTTTTGGAACAACGAGAGGTTTTTTACAGAAAGCTCAAGCAGCAGCTAAATAAGGAAACAATATGGAACTACTAACATTCATACTATGCGCTTACGGTTTGACACAAATTTTAGTGTACAGCGACTT